CCGAACGCCCACCACGTCCGTCCCGCACTTTCCAGCAACGGATCTGGAGGTAACGTGCGGGTATTACTTAGACCTGTTCTGGTGCCTGAGCTTGGGCTGGTGGTCCTTAAGCCGGGCCGTGAATCCATACAGATATTTCATAATCCTCGAGTGCTGGTGGAGCCGGAACCGAAAAGCATGTGCGGCCTGCCATCCGGAGTCGTCCCTGCCGTTCGCCAGCCGCTGGCGGAGGATAAATCATTACTGCCATTTTTCAGCAATGAGCGTGTGATTCGTGCTGCTGGCGGCGCTGGTGCACTGTCTGACTGGCTGTTGCGCCATATTAAATCCTGCCAGTGGCCACACGGTGATTATCACCACAGTGAAACCGTCATTCACCGTTATGGTACCGGCGCAATGGTGTTGTGCTGGCACTGCGACAACCAGTTGTGTGACCAGACCTCAGAATCACTTGAGCAACTTGCTCACCAAAACTTGTCAGCATGGATGATTGACGTCATCCGTCACGCAATCAGCGGTACGCAGGAGAGGGAGTTATCGCTGGCCGAATTATCCTGGTGGGCGGTCTGCAATCAGGTGGCTGATGCGCTTCCGGAGTCTGTATTGTGTCGTTCACTGGGATTACCGGTGGAAAAAATCCGCTCCGTATACCGTGAGAGTGACATCGTACCGGGAGAACAGACTGCCACCAGCATACTGAAGCAGCGCACAAAAAATATTGCGCTGCCACTTCACGTCCACCAGCAACAGCCCCCACTCCAGGAAAAGACGTTAGTAAGCATCGCCGTTGATCCGGAGTCTCCGGCTCAGTATCTCCAGCGCCAGAAACCACAACGGGAAGAGATGCCTGTATACACGCGCTGGGTAAAAACGCAGAAATGCATGACGTGCGGTAATCAGGCAGATGATCCGCATCACATCATTGATCATGGCCTGGGAGGTATGGGAACAAAGGCTGATGATTTGTTTGTTATTCCGCTGTGCCGTAAATGTCATAACGAACTGCACGCCGGGGTAAAAGATTTTGAAGAAAAACACGGCAGCCAGCTGTTGTTGCTGATTCGTTTTTTAATGCACGCGAGAAATTCGGGTGTCCTGAAGTGGAAAGCATGAATGACTGAACGCATAGAATTTGTTTTGCCTTACCCGCCGACGGTGAATACCTACTGGCGACGTCATGGCAATACGTATTTCATCTCGGAGGCCGGAAAGCGTTATCGCCGTGATGTGGCGCTAATTGTTCGCCAGCAGCGGCTGAAATTAAACCTGTCCGGAAGGCTGGCGATAAAGGTGATTGCAGAGCCACCGGATAAGCGTCGTCGCGACCTGGACAATATCCTGAAAGCACCGCTGGATGCGCTGACGCATGCGGGAGTGTTAATGGACGATGAGCAGTTTGATGAAATCAATATCGTTCGTGGTCAGCCAGTATCTGGTGGACGTCTGGGGGTGAAGATTTACCCCATAATGCATTAAGAGCAGGTCAAAAAATGAAACTGGAAGATTTACCGAAATACTACTCCCCAAAATCCCCTGGCCTGACCGATGCATCGGCCTCAACGTCAAAAGATGCGCTGAGTATCACTGATGTGATGGCCGCGCAGGGCATGACACAGAATCGGGCTGAGATGGGTTTTTCTGCGTTCCTGGGGAAAATGGGCATCAGTATGAATGACAGGGCGCGGGCAACAGAATTACTGGCAGATTATGCACTCAGTCGGTGCGATCGTGTGGCGGCGTTGAGAAAACTTCCGGCAGAAATAAAACCGGTAGTGATGCGCATTATGGCTTCGTACGCTTTTGAGGATTATGCCCGCAGCGCAGCGAGTAAAAAGCAGTGCCCTTGTTGCTATGGGGAAAAATTTATTGAAAGCGTAGTTTTTACAAACAAGGTCCAGTATCCGGATGGTAAGCCACCAGTGTGGGCAAAGTGCACAAAAGGCGTGTATCCGTCTTACTGGGAAGAATGGAAAAAAGTCAGGGAGGTGGTAAAAGTTGCCTGTCCGGAGTGTGGCGGAAAGGGTGAGGTTTCCACCGCCTGTAAGGATTGCCGTGGGCGTGGTGTCGCCATTCATCGTGAAGAGTCGGTAAAACGTGGTATGCCTGTTATCAGAGATTGCCAGCGTTGTGGTGGTCGTGGCTGTGAAAGGCTGCCATCAACGGAGGCATTTAATGCCATATGCAAAGTGACGAGTGCTATCACGCTTGATACGTGGAAAAAATCAGTGAAACGCTTTTACGATACGTTGGTGGTTCGGTTTGACATTGAAGAGGCATGGGCGGAGCGGCAGTTAAAGAGGGTAACGCGATAGTGTTGTTGATTTTTCCCGAATCTGTGGTAAATTTGCTCTAACGATGGGCGTTTTATGCCTGACGTTAGAAGATTTTTTACACCCCGCCGCCTGGCGGGTTTTTTATGACTGAAATCGCGTCAGTACAGTAAACGCGCTGGTGGCGGTGAATACCTGTCTTTCAGCTTGCTGGCTTTTTCGACAAGAGTTATTGGTGTGTCACGTTAACCGGAAAAGGGAAAAAGACATGCTAAAACAGCAGGATATGACAGAAACCGCCAGAGTGGTGTTTAATGAATTAAGCGTTACCGAACCGGCGACAGTCGGGGAGATAGCGCAGAATACTTACCTTTCACGCGAACGCTGCCAGTTAATACTGACCCAGCTGGTTATGGCGGGTCTGGCAGACTATCAGTTTGGTTGTTACAGACGCCTTCAGTCCTGAAGGCTTTTTTATTTGTGGTAAATGGGCGGCTGGTGGGTGTTAGGGGCACTCACCAGCCATCTGCTCATGCGTCTGGATCACAAGCAAACCTCAGGCCCACTGCTTTGCGCAAAAGCAGAATGAGCCTATCAGAGACAGGTTTAATGATCCATGCTTAATACTGTAAAAATATCCAGTTGTGAGTTAATCAACGCCGACTGCCTGGAATTTATCCGGTCGTTACCCGAAAATTCTGTTGACCTGATAGTCACGGACCCGCCGTACTTTAAAGTGAAGCCTGAGGGCTGGGATAACCAGTGGAAGGGCGACGATGATTACCTGAAGTGGCTGGACCAGTGTCTGGCGCAGTTCTGGCGGGTGCTGAAACCTGCCGGAAGTCTTTACCTGTTCTGTGGTCATCGCCTGGCATCTGATATCGAAATCATGATGCGTGAACGCTTCAGTGTGCTGAACCATATTATCTGGGCAAAGCCGTCCGGACGCTGGAACGGGTGCAACAAGGAAAGCCTGCGGGCGTATTTCCCCGCCACAGAGCGCATTCTGTTCGCGGAACATTATCAGGGGCCGTATCGTCCGAAAGATGCCGGGTATGAGGCGAAGGGCAGGGCACTGAAACAGCATGTGATGGCCCCGCTGATTGCTTACTTTCGTGATGCGCGCGCTGCCCTGGGGATAACGGCAAAACAGATAGTGGATGCCACAGGAAAGAAAAACATGGTGTCGCACTGGTTCAGTGCCAGTCAGTGGCAGCTGCCGAACGAAAGTGATTATCTGAAATTACAGGCGCTGTTTGCCCGGGTGGCAGAAGAGAAGCATCAGCGGGGTGAACTGGAAAAGCCCCACCACCAGCTGCTGGAGACGTATACTTCACTGAACCGGCAGTATGCGGAACTGCAGAGTGAATATAAGCATCTGCGGCGGTATTTTGGCGTGACGGCGCAGGTGCCGTACACGGATGTGTGGACGCATAAACCGGTGCAGTACTATCCCGGGAAACATCCGTGCGAAAAACCGGCAGAAATGCTGCAGCAGATAATCAGTGCGAGCAGTCGTCCGGGTGACCTGGTTGCAGATTTCTTCATGGGGTCGGGTTCGACAGTCAAAGCCGCGATGGCGCTGGGGCGTCGTGCTACAGGCGTTGAGCTGGAGACTGAACGTTTTGAACAGACGGTCAGGGAAGTTCAGGATTTAGCCAGTCAGAACGGATGATATTGCAGGATTAGTTACGTACCGTTATTATCCTGCGCCCGGCCCTTTAGCTCAGTGGTGAGAGCGAGCGACTCATAATCGCCAGGTCGCTGGTTCAAATCCAGCAAGGGCCACCATATCACATACCGCCATTAGCTCATCGGGATAGAGCGCCAGCCTTCGAAGCTGGTTGCGCGGGGTTCGAGTCCTCGATGGCGGTCCATTTATCGGCATTCTGCGTTGTTAGCTCAGCCGGACAGAGCAATTGCCTTCTAAGCAATCGGTCACTGGTTCGAATCCAGTACAACG